CCTACCCCAGTTTCTCGTGTGCGCCCTGGCCCACCAGCGCCACCAGAAGGCCCCTAGCTGCCACGTACAGCCACGCTAGCAGGCCAGGTGATACCGAGATAGCAACCCCCTCTCTACACCTACCCCGTTTCCGCTTACGCTGTACGTTTCACTTTGTTTCACTGAGTTTCAGTCTGGTTTCACTCCATGCTACCGATAGCGTAGCGAAAGATTTTTCTTGACAACGCCTCGCGTGTTGTGGTTGGCGAATCTCAGGCGAAGCGAAGCGGAGCCACGGAGCGAAGCGGAGTGCGTCTCTGACTGAGTTGCTGCGATTCGGACTCTACGAGGTGATGTGTATCCGCTCTGAGGCAGAGCTGTATCAGTCCCTCCCCCTGGGGTTCCCCGGATGCTTGAACCCCACCACACTCGGTGCGCCGTCTCAGAGGGCAAGCTCTATGCCCAAAGACGCTGCGCTTCATTTCAGAGCGGAGTGCCGCGCTGCTGTGAGCTACTTCCAGGTGGTTGCGATCTGGAACCGCGGGCTCTTGACCTTCTGGCCCGCCTGTGCTACTGTATACCCCTAGAGGGTATTCCTCTTGGCGCGATCGCCCGCGTCGGGGGGTCTCACTGGCCGCCCGGTAGAGCTCACTGCCGCGGCGGCCGCCTTCTTTCTGAGGGTGGTTTGCCATCGAGTCGCGGAGCGTTGCGCCGCGATCAATAGCTCTTTCGCAGGCTGTCTCTCCTTTGGCTTGAGGTCTCGTCGTCGGAGGAGCATGGCTTAGTACGCGATCTCCTCGTGCCCCACCTCAGGCTCCGGCAACATCTCGTGAGAGCCTGCCTGCGGGTCTGGCTGCCATTCTGGGACCACTTCGTGCGCTCCCTGATACCGACGGGGCCCCTGATACGACGGGGCCTCCACGTTCTGATGCCGCGCGCAGCGGTCGATCATCTCGAGCGCGTTCACAGGCTCCACCAGCCGAGGGCGACGGCGATGAGGACGATCCCGAGTACGCAGACCGCCACGACGAGGGCGGAGACTTCCGAGCTTTCGGAAACGGGTAGAGCAGGAACCCCTTCCTTATGCTCGGGAGGCTCACTCGGGTCGCCTACAGGCATCGCCAGGTCGGAGCGGCCGTGTTGTACAGGAACGCGAAGGTGCCGCCGCCACCACCTGAGCAGGGATCAGTCCACTTCTGGCAGTCCGAGCAGTAGACCATCTGGCCGACGCCACCGGACGGAAGGGTCGAGAACGTGTACGGCGTCTGCGTCGCCACGAAGTTCTTGGCCGTCATCACTCCGGTAATGGTGAGGTCAGGCCCTGAGACGCTGCCTGGAGGCCCTGTAGGCCCAACGGGGCCGGTTGGACCGGCCGGCCCTTGTGGTCCTATTGGCCCCTGCGTGCCGCTGGCTGAAATCGTCACCGTGCCTTGCCCGTTCGATGGTGACAGCGTCACCCCGGAGCCAGCCACGAGCTGCTTGACGCCAGGGTTGCTCGCGGCGGTGAGGAACACGAGGCCAGAGAAGAGGAGCGCAAGAGAGGCGTATCGGCTCATTTCACGGTCACCCCGCCCTTCACCGTGACGCCACCGCTCAGCGTCGCGTCTGATGTTGCCGGCGTTGAAGTAAAGAATCCGATGGGGCCGACCTTGGATACGACGATCTGATCATACCATTCCTGCCCGACGGACCCGCAGTTGGGAAATGTCGCAGGCGTGCATTGCACGCCGTCACCAGAGTTCGCGTAATTTTCAAACCAGAGCGATCCAATCCCCCCATTACAGGAGAGCCCCGGCTCATCGCAGGGGCACGTGCCTCCAGACCGCCATCCCCAATCGACCTGCGTGTATCGCGCGCGCAGCGTTGGCGTGTTCGGCGAGGCGCAGCTCCCTGGCAGGGTCGTGCCGCAGTCGTTCGCGTACAACTCATAGATGCCGTTTGACCCGCCGCCCTGTCCATCGCCCACTGACGTATTGAGTTTCATGTGGATTTCGTAGTAGGTCCAATGTCCCTGCACGACAGAATAATTATTGCTTTGATTCTGCTCGCAATAGATCGTGCCGCCTTCCCCGCAGTGTGAGGGTGCCGCACACGTGCCGCCGGTATTGAAGAATCTGTTATTGGACATCGCAATGCCCGGTGCTGATGAGCTTGGCCCATTCGCTCCGTGGTTGTACCCGAAGCCGCTCCACAGAATGCCGCCCGCGTGGGGTTCAGCGCGATTAAAATCGACGACCTTCTGGCCGGCCCATTGATACAGGCCAGCCGAATCAGCTCCCGAAGACGGGCGATAGTACCAGCGCACGTAAATCTCGCTGTATTCCGATTCGTGCAGCGGTGTCGTGGCGGGCGCGAAATAATGCCACGCAAGGTTCTCGGCGCCCACGGCGCCCGTGGCGACTCCCCCATTGCCCATGCAGGTGCCGAACTGTCCGAGACTGCTCGAGCAGTCTTGCGCGCCAGTCGGCACGCCGGGGTGTCCGGCGGGAGCGCACCATCCCTTGGTGTAGAGATCGATCCCGAGACCCGTCGGCGATGGCGCTGCGGCGTTCGCGGTGTCGCAGTCGGTGCCGTACCAGTGACCATTCGGGGCATTGTATTGGCCGGTCGTCTCGAAGTCTTCGCACATGAGCCGATTGCTATTGACGGCGACGCCGGACGAGATGATCGGACATTCGCTCGAATTGAAGTACGGGTCGGCGTTGACCGCGAGCGATTGAGTGGGAAGCGCGAGCGCCAGGACCACGAGCGTTACGAGACGGAGCCATCTGTTCATCATCCCGCCTTCACTCGCGCTGTCGCGCATCCGTGATTGGTATTGAATGCCCCGACGCCAGTGACGACGATGCTGGCGGTCCCGATGGAATAACCGATCGCAACCTGTGGCGTCGAGCTATTGAGAAACACCGTCTGATTCTGCGTGATGCCCGTCGGACTCCCGGCGGTCGACGTACATCCGCCAAACGAATTGTCGTTGCTCGTGAGGTTACTGGGCGTCATCGTGATCGTGAGGGAGTTAGTCGAGTTGTCTCCGGTCGCATCGCCACTCGGGCACGGTGTCGATTGGTCCGTATTCTTGAATACCGCGACGTCGCCGATCCAAATGTACGAGTTGGGAGAGGTCGTGGTGATGGTATGCGCGCCGGCAGCGGGCGCCGCGAGACACCAGATGGACCCAAAGGCATTGAGTGAGTTCTGCACGTCACGAAAGTGTGCGATCTCCGTGAAGTTGCCGCTGACGTTTGACGAGACCGAGGTGATGTCGTTGTCCACCAACGCCATGTTCGCGCCAATGTACGCCACCAGCGCCGGGTGCGTCCCCGAGACGGTGACGGACATCGTGAAGGATGTCCCCGTCGGCTGACTGGTATTCGAGCCATCCACGACAAAGGCCACGGCGGTCGACACCGCCGTCTCCGTCGTCAACAGGGCCTTCCCGCCGAGGCTCTGGCCAAAGGCCAGGGTCGCGGCGAAGATCAGGCCGACGAACGCCAGAATCAGATGCGCCATGCCGAGTGATTAGGATGACCCGGCACTCAACGTGCCGTTGAAAATCTGGATCGAGTTCGTCGCACTGGCCGAGGTCCATTGCCACGTGCAGGCCAGCGTCGCGGCCGAGGTCACCGCCGTCGTGCCCGCCGATGTGCTCGAGGCGAAGACCATCGGACTCTGCGTCGCGGTCGCGGTGACCGAAGCCACTTCCATCCGCCCTATGATGGACTCGATGATGCCATTCGATTGCGGCGCCGCGTAGCCATTGAGCCAGACGTCGATCGTCAGCGGCGCGTTCGTGAGCGACCCGCGCAACGTGTTCCATGCTGGCGTGGCCGTCGAGGAGTTCAACAGCATGATGCTGGCCGTGGTGCCGCCGAAGTTGCAGGCGGCGTTCACCGTCCCGACGGCGGCATCGTTGATATTGGTGGAGAGCTGTCCGACCATCCGCAAATGCAGCGGCGAGAAATTGCCCTGGAGGAGCGACGACGGCACCGAATAGGTAAACAGCGTGACGGCGCCCGATGTGTTGGTGGCGTTGGCCGAGGCGCCCGTCGAGATGACCTGCGCGTTCGGTGAAAGATAGACCTGCGCGGTCGCCGCCACCGGCGACAGCAGCAGCAGCGCAACGAGAACCGCGCAGCGTTTCAACATGGTCATCTCCTATGGCGCGTTGGTGGTAAAGGCCGGGATGTAATAGGTGGTATTGCCGATGATGACGGGGAGCCAGACGCTATTCTGTGCGTTGTTCCCGGTGGCCATCTTGATCGAGCCGATGCCATTCGAGATCGTCGTACTCGCGGCGTTCACGAGTGGCACGCTCGCGTATCCTTGCGCGTTGATCGACGCCATCAAGGCGTTGTTGGTCGAGTCCACGTAGAACTTGCCGTGGCCTGCCGCCGACGAGGTAATCGCCGCACCAGATGTGAGGTCGAGCACACCGGCCCCGGTACCGTTGGCCTGGAACTGCGAGGCGCCGATCTGGCCGACATTGTTGTTAACGGTGTAGGACGCCGCCGAGGTGATGGCCGTCGTGCCACTCCAGAAGGTGATCTGATTGGCGGTGCCTGATCCCGTGATGGTCCCGCCTCCGCCCGCCCCGCAGGCGCTGCCGGTGTTGTAGAGCGTGCCCGAGGCATTCACGGCGACGCACGAAGAGAACGTGCTTCCCGCCGCCAGATTCGGGATGGTCACTGAGGCAAAGGACACCGAGGCGTTAATCATGGCGAAGCTCGCGTAGGCCCCGCCATTCTCGCTGAGCATGAGGCGATTGAACGTCGAATCCGGATAGAGCGTGATGTGGCCCGAGGCCGACGCCGCCGGAGCGGCTCCGGTGAGCATATCGATGATCCCTGGACCGCTCCCGCCCGTGATGTAACTCGTCGCCGTGAGCTGGCCGATGCTGTTGTTATAGGTGAACGAGGCGCTCCCGGTGAGCGTAGTCGCGGCCGAGAAAAAGGCCACCTGGGGCGATGTCCCCGACCCAGAGACAAAGCCCGAGGTCGAGGCGCAATCGCTGCTCGTCGCCGTCACGATCCCGTTGGCATTGACGTGCAGGCAGGAGGCGAAGCCGCTTCCTGCCGTGACGTTCGTCAAGCGCACGGACGCGAACGTGATGGTCGCGCCCGTATCGATATTCTGAGGCGTGCTGATGACTGGATTGGCCCCGGTTCCAGGGTTGACGATGATCTGATTGTTGGTGCCCGTGATTGAGCCGGTGATGCAATCACCGGTCGAGGCGGTCGGGATGCCGTTGGCGTTGACGTGGAGGCACGACGCGGCCCCGCTCCCCGCTACGACGTTGGTCAACCGAATCGACGCAAACGTGATCGTGGCCCCAGTGTCAATGTTCTGCGGGGTCGAGAGCGTGATCGCGCCCGTCGAGCCTGTCGTGTTGATTTGATTCGTGGTGCCCGTGATGGAGGTCACGCCGCCGCCGCCGCTCCCGCAATCACTCCCGGTCGTGGTCAAGATACCGTTGGCATTCACATGCACGCAGGACGAAAACCCGAGGCCAGCCGTGACGTTGGTGAGCCGGATGCTGGCGAAGGTGATGGTGGCCCCGGTATCGATGTTTTGTGGCGTAGAGAGCGTCGGGGTCGTGGCACTTCCGGTCACGCTGATCTGGTTCGACGTGCCGGTGATTGAGGCGACGCCGGTATTGTTCACCGTGAACGTGTTGCCGCCTGATGTGGCGATACTGATCGCGGTGCCCGAGGCCAGCGTGAGCGCCCCGGTCAGCGCGTTCAACGAGGAAACGCCTGAGCCGCCGCCGGTGCCGCAATCGCCATTCGCCGCCGTGATGATGCCGTTGGCGTTCGTGTGCAAGCACGAAGCGAGCCCTGACCCCGCCGTGACGTTGGTGAGGCGAATCGAGGCAAAGGTAATGGTCGCTCCCGTGTCGATGTTCTGCACCGTGCCCACGGTCACCGTTTGCCCTGAGACGGTCACGTTGGTTTGATTGGTCGAGGCGCCGATCGTGACCGCGCCCGTGAGACCGTTGACCGACGAGACGCTGCCGCCGCCCCCGCCCGATCCCGTGCCGCCGGTGATGAGCTGCGCGTGCGCTGGCACCACGAGCGCGAGAACCGCGAGGAGCGCCAGCGCGTAGCGCATTAGTACGCGTCCGTTTGCGTTGAGAGCGTGCCGGTATTGGCGCCGCCGCACGTCCCGAGATTGATGACGTAGGTCGCGCCTTGGTCCCCCGTGAACGGCGCCGGGGTCCAGGCCACGCCCGTCGGCGTCGTGCCGATGAGACCGCCCGGATAGGTCCACTGAATCCTGTTGTTCGTCGTGTTCGTGATCGTGAGCGATCCGGCCGTCCCTGCCGTGCAGACGGCCTTGATCGAGTAGATATGCACGCGCTGACCGCTGCTGGGCGGCACGACCGTGACGGCGACGTTGCCGGCGACCGCGTTGACTTCAGTGTTGGACACGAGTCCGCGTTGCTGCGGCGACACCGGCTGCGCGAATGATCCGGTCGCCCACGCGACGAGAATCACGAGCGCGGCGAGCAGCGTGATGATGAGCGCCGAGCGCCACGGAGGTTCCGGTTTCGCCTGTCGCCAGAGACCGACGCGATTCAATTCTTGAACACCTCCCCTGGAGCGGGCACAAGTGGGACGCGCGATGGAGCCACGCTCGGCGCGATGATGACGCTACCGGTCGGCGCCGGCGCCGGAACAGGCGTCACGACGATCGCGGTGCCAGACGAGACCGTCATCCCCTTGTCGTCGCACGTCACGGTCGCGTAATGCGAGCATCCGCCAAGAGCGATCGACACCGCGATGATGGTCAGGATGACAATCGTCAACGCGGTGAGGTCCGAGCAATCAATCATGGCGCGGCGGGCGCGCTAGTCGTGATCGTCGTGGCCGGGGGCGGCGTGGTCACGGTGGTCGTGGTATCGCCCGAGCGCGTGTTGGGCGCCGCGCGCTGCGCGAACCAGAACGTAATGATGATCCCGTAGGTATTGGCGAAGAGGCCCGCGTCGATCTTCTCGGTGACCGCCAGCCAGATAAACGCCACCGTGAGGCTGAGCGTCATCGCTCCCCGAACTAGCAGGGAGAATTCCAGGCCGTGAACGCTCCCGGACCCGTTCGCCGATGAATCTTTCATGCTTTCACCTCGAGATGCACGGCGTCAGGGAAGGTCGGCCAACTTCCGCCCCAGACGAGGCCGATGTCCTGCGCGATTTTCCCGACCGCCGCGTATTCCGACACATCCCACGTCAACTTGCCCGCAATCAGGACCGCGAAATCGAGGGCGAGTGACGGAGTGGAATTGTGTTTGCTCTTGATGATGACGCCGTCGCACTGCGTGACGATCGGTCCCGGCGATGTACGTCCTTGCGCGTAGAGGGCCTGTTGTTCCTCGACGTTGCGGTAGGTCGCGGTGAGCATCAAACTCCGGTTCGGATGCGCGTCGAGATAGGCGGCGAGGATATGGCTCCACGCCGCCTGCAACTCGACCACGCATTGCTTGATGTCCCGCGAGGGCATCTTAGCTCCACAACTCCTTGCGCTGCGGCCCCTGGATCGAGTGGCGCGGTGACTTCCGCTTGGTCTCTTCGAGATGCGTCGCCTTCGAGGGCGAATTCGGCGGATACTGCGGCGACGCCTTGCGGAAATCGAAGATGGTCGAGGCCGGGAGGCAATACTTCAGCACTTCCCGGTCGCCCGTCTTGTTCGGGTCGGTGTTCATCGGGCGCAATTCGTTCTTCTTCGGCACGAAGACCTTGCCGGGTTTGCCGTATCCCATCATGTCCCCCTTACGGCGTGCGCTCCGGGCGCGGCAAAATTGAGGCGCCACAGGACGACCCGTGGCATCCGGCGCACCCGCACCCGGAGCTTTGGAACCCGGAGTCAGCCGTGGACCCCATGTGGAGTGTGCGCCAGCGAATCATCGGTCTTTCTTGAACCAGAGCGGAATGGATACGAGAATCGTGAACGCGGACGCGGCCACCAACCGCTTCCAATCCGGCCACCAGACGGTGGCGCCAAAGAGCGTGAAGGCCATCGCCAGCGTGACCCAGCGCGTGACCTTCAGCGACAGCGTTTTCATCGAGAACAAGAGAATCTGCGACGCGGAGAGACTCGGCGCGGTCTCGAGGGTCTCGTCGTTCATGCGAGGCGCTTTCCGAGTTTGTGGAATCCGTAGTCCGGCGTCTCGATCAGCGGCTTCCGGTCGGCCTGAATCTGATCGAGGGCCTGCAGGTCGAGAGAGAATCTCGCCATATCGAGGAGACCCCGCGCCATCAGGGTGTCACAGGAGTACGCGCAATTGGTCCGCCCGTCCTTGAACAGCGTAATTAGCACCTGATGGGCGACTTCGCCTTCGGGTGTGGTTAGGTTGAGCGCCTCGTTCAGTTCCTTCGCCTTGCCGTTGTCGCTCATTCCTGTCGCTCCACGCCGGTCAATTTTGACCCCCACTCACCCTGCCCCGAGGTCTTGTGATACCACTCTGCCGCGACCTTGATGGCGTCCACCAACTCCTTCGGGGAAGACGCCTGAAAGCGGAGCAAGTCCTTGCACCGCTGCTCGATGAGTTCCTTGAGCGTGGCGCAGGATTCCGGCGCCGGGGGAAGCGTCGCGGCGCCTTCGGACGGCAGCGCGTCCGCGTCTCCGCCGTCAGGCGAGTACGGTTGCCGCTTCCGCATGGGTCGGCGCCCCCTGTGGCCTAGGCGTGGCGAGGGCCGGAACCGGCGACAACCGCCGGCTGTGGCCATTCAAGCATGTATACACTACCACTCGGCCATCTGTCGAGACCCATGTAAATCTGTCCAGGTTCCAGGGCGCGCCGCCGCAGACGCAGGTCTCGGCTGGCGGTTGCGGGATGGGCGGGTCCGGGGAGGTGTCGAGGAATCGGTAGGTCTCCCCGCCGAGCTCCATGAGCACCGCCGCGAGGTCCATCGTGTACTTGGTCGGTCGCATGTTGTGTCGCTTCATGTGTCCGTTCATCATCGCCTCCGGTACGACATCTCCTCATCGTCCATGAGTTGCTCGCCGCCGGGAAGGTGCCGGCTCACCGCTGATGGCAGGGCAAACAGGCCCAACGGCACGCCTGTGGTCGGCTGCGCGGTCGTGAGGGCGTCGATGGCGCTGCGGCCGACGTTGCTTCCGCTGCCCTCGTAGATGCCTTGCGCGGCCCGAGCGAAGTCGGATGGCGGGAATCGCTGCTTGGCCGTCGCTTCCTTGAAGATCGGACCCGCGAGCGGTCGTGGGCCGGTGACGCGCTGCGCGTCAAGGCGGCTCATCTCATGCGCGATTTCGGCGCGGGCCTGTCGGTACGCTAAGCCTTCGGTCTTCGACAGCGCCTTGACTGCCTCTTGCGCCGTCATCGGCTGGCCGGACAGCGACGGCACGTTGAGCCACCGCCCCGGCGGGAGGCGCGAGGAGAGAAGGTCAAGGGCCTTCTCCGGGGCCTTCGTCGCCCACTCGAAGCCACGGGCCGGCGCGCCCCATTCCTTCAGACCGAGCTTGACCGGCTTCTCGATACCGAGGTTTGCCCCAGCCGAGACCGCTCCTTCAGTGAGGCCGGACACAATGGCGTCGATCATCGCCCCGTAGACCGCCCCCGTCCCCTGGTTGGCTCCACGAATGCCCCCAAGCCCCGCAGAGGCCGCGACGCGACCGACCATAGGTGCTGCCCTTGCCAGGAGCGCCGGAGCGCCCAAACGGGCAGCGAGGGCCTCCGCGCCCATGCCGCCGGCCATCGTGAGCGGGATCGAGGCGCCCGCCATCAGCGCGTAGTCGCCCCATCCCTGCGGTTCCTCGAGACCGATCAGGAGGCGGCCGGCCCGGAGCGGGTCGAGGGCGTCCGGTCGTGGCGTGGTCGGTTCCTCTGGCACGCCCCGCAGGGGATACCCCGGCGTCGGGGCATCCTTCGTGACGGCAAAGCCCTCCGGGAAGCCACCGGAGGCTGGTGCGGCCGATGGCGCGGGCTTTGAGACCGCGTCGAACCCGGCCGGGAAGCCGCCGTTGTCGGCCATCTACTGCGTCCTCGTGATCCCGTTGCGCGTCTCGCCAATCTTCCAATTCGGGTCCGCTGGCCCGGTGCGCTCCTCGCCGGCCGCGTTTCGGAGCGTCATCTTGCCGCCGCGCTCAAGCGGCGACGGGCCGTACTTGGGGAGACCGGCAGAGAGCGACTCGTAGGCCTTCGGATCGCCGGTAATCGATTGCAGGCGCCCCGTGATCGTCGTGCGCGCTGCCTGCGTGGTCCGGTGCGCGACGTCGGCGGTCATGGACAGGTTCGGCGTGGCCTCGTTGCGGATCATCTCCAGAATGGAAATTCGCGGCGTGCCGTTGGACAGCGCCGCCGCGATCTCCGTCGCAGAGTCCGTGGTGATGGCCTGAATCTCCCGAATATCGGCGTCGATGCCAGCCTTCGCTTTCAGCTTGCTCAGGAGCCCCGCCGTGATGTTTTGCCCCGGCGCGACGGCGTTCACCTTATCGATGAGCTGGTCGAGGCGATCGAGAATCGGCGCGGCGACCGCGAGACGGTCGAGCAGTTGCACCTGGGCCGGGAGCAGCGGAGTCAGCCGTGACGGCTGGCCTGCCTTGACCGCTTGCGCGTTGTCGTACAGGTCCATCTTCGACACTTCGCGGGCGTCGTGCGCCTGCGTGTCCCAATACCGTTTCCCGGGCATCGGCGTGTCGAGCATCATCGTCTTCATCATCTGGGCAAATTGCAAGTATTGCTGGTGATACTGCGCGCGCTCCGCCAGCGCGGCGTTGCGATCGAGCGACCGCTGCCGGGCTTCTTCTCCACGCTGCGCGAGTTCGATCCACTTGCGCTCGTTCTCTTGCTGCTTCTGCAATTCGTTCGCTTCGTGGAGGCGCTTGGCTTCCTCGAGTTTTGCGGTCGTCGCCGCCACGCTATCCGCGTGGTTCCGGTCCTGCTGCAAGCGCTGAATCGTCTGCGTGAGGTTCTGCGCCTGGAAGATATCCGCCGCCCCCTTGTTGTCGTGCATGAGCGCGGTCAGTTCCGCCCCCTTGAACATTTGATCGAGGGAGAGATTCGCGTTCGTGAACCAGTCGCGGTAATCCCGTCGCTCGTTCTCGGCGGATTCGAGCGCGGCGTTCATCTTCGCTTTCCAATCATCGAAGGCCCGGTTGCCGCGCTCGATATCGCCTTCTTGCCAGCCCTTGAGCGCGCCGGTCAGGGCCGCGAGACCCGCCCGCGCATCGCCGCGCGCCGCCCCGCTGATCCCCGCCGCGAAGACGCCGATGGCGGTAATCATCTCGCCCACGAGTTTCGTCGGGGATTCGTTGCCCACTGGCGCGAGGAACATATGGAGTTCCCGCGACGGCTGTTGCGTCTGGACTTGCTTGACCTGTCCCGTCGCGGTGTCGAGGCGTCCCATGCGCTGACTCGACTCGGCCACCAATTCCTCGCCCCGCTTGCGCGCGGCTTCGAGTTGGGGATTGACGGCCTTGGCCTTCTCGTCGAGTTGCTCGCGGACCTTGGCCTGAGCGTCGCCCAATTGCTTCTCGGCGTCGTTCAGGCGATTCGCCACATCGCCAAACGACTGCCCGGCATCGGGCGCCGCTGGCGTGATGGGCGGGGTCTCTTGCGTAGTCTCAGGCATGGCCACGCGTGTAGCTCTGCCGGATGCATGTGCGGCACACTTCGGCGGGATACTGCACGGCATCGCCGCGCGGCGACGGCGGTCCCCAGAGCGAACCCGTGGCGTGAATTTCGCGGAGCCGATTCATCGTGCCGCCGTTCCAGATCGACTTGATGTCGTGGCGCGGTTCCGACACGCGCTCTACCACGATCTGATCCCCGTGGAACGCGCAGCAGGGATGCACTTCGCCGCCGACACTGATACGGAGACGCTGAAACGGTTGCGGGCACGGCGGGGCCGTCTGTGGGGCTGACGTTCCATCTGGCGCGAGGGCCGCTTTGTCGGGCCGATGTCCCAGAAACGGGTTCATATACGATTGAAACGAGAAGAAATCTGCGCGGCCGCGCCAATGCTCGATGAAGGCGACTTCTTCGTGCGCGTTGAGACTCATCCGCACGAAGCACACGCCGAGTACCGGGAGAATCGCGCCGCCGCGCAGGGCGAGGAATCGGTCGATGTTGCGCTCCACGATGGCGAGATCGCCACCGACGCGAATCGTGTCATAGGTCGCCTGCGTGACGGCGTCGATGGACACCATGAGGCGCGTCAAGCCGGTCTCGATCAATCCCGCCGCCATCGTCTCCGTCAGGAGCATCCCGTTCGTGTGGAGCATCACGTCCATGACGCCGGCCGCTCGCGCGACCGCGACGAACGTTGGAAGATCGCGGCGCATGAGGGGCTCGTTGACGCCGTTGAGGCCGACGCCGCAGAGGCCGAGGGGCACGCCTTCGGTCACAATATGTCGGAAAAGCTCGAGGCTGAAGAGCGACTTGTCGTGCAGGCCGTGATCCTCGCTCCAGGTACACATCGGGCAGCGCATGTTGCAGGAATCCGAAAGCGCAAAATCGAGTTGCAGCGGATACGCCCGGTCCACCGCGCCGAGCTTCCACTCTTCGCGGTAACGCAGAAAGCGCGCGTGATCCTTGCCGAGCGCGACCGCGATCTTGGCGTCAAGGTCGGTGAAACTCGACAGCGCGGAATGGTGCGACTGCTCCTGCGTGCTGAGCACACTCATGCGATGCTCCCCGTCATCCGCCCGAGCATCTGGTTTGCCGACGCGATGAGATTCTCCATGCTGCCTTGCTGGCCCTGCGCGATCTGGCCCTGCGTGCCGAGGATGTTCCCCGCGACGCCCGCCGCCTGAATCCCGGTTGACTCTTCGCCTTGGAGCGCCTGCGCCTGCATCGCCTGCGCTTGCTGATCGACCCACGCGAGACGATTGTTCAGCCACTCCGAAGACCCGAGTCCCGAGCGCGCGGCGTAGTCGAGCACCTGCTGTTTCGCGGCCCTGCTCCAGTTGTCGATCTGTGCCTGAATCGCGGGCGGAATCTTGCCCTCTTGCCCCATCTGAAGTTGCGACGACGCGAAGTCGCTGACCGGTTGCGCGGTGGCCTTCGCGGTCTTCGCGGCATCCTGCGCGAGCTTGGTCATCGCGGCCGATTGACTCGCGCCCTTCGCGCCGAGGTACGTGTTGAGTCCCCCGAGCCCGAGGCCGAGCGCCTTCGTGAGGTCGCCAAACCCGAAGCTGGAATTGCTCAGGGAATTGTAGAGACCCGAGGCGAAGTCCCCGAAGCCTTGATCGGCGACCGTGAAATCGGCGGTGCCGGTGCCGGGCGCGAAACTCCCGCCCTCCGGCCCCACGTCGCTGTAGTCGCCAAGTACGTCAGGCATAAAGTGTCCACCTCACTTTCATCTCTTCTGGATTCGTCCGTTGCCCGAACAGGTCGACATCACCGAGGCTCTTTTGAGCCCTATCCCGCCCTCGCCTTCAATGAATCCAGCAGCCCAGTATAGATCGGCAGTCGTGACCATAATCTCTATGGTAATCCAGAGGCGAGCGCTAATCTCCGGCTTTCTTGAGATATGGTGAAACACCAAGAAGCAAAATCACCTGGATCGGATAACTGGTACGACTCCAGATCAGCGGGCGGCGCGATCCCGAGCGCGTTGCACGCCGATTCGTAGGTCTTCTGGACGGCGTTCAGCCACGCGGACCCGCCGCCATGCCCGATCGGATAGAGACGCACCGAGACTCCGGTGATCGACGCAATCTGATCTTTCATCGTCTGCCACCAGAGAAAATGCGTGCCGACGAAATCCGACCAAGCCGTCGGGTTATTGAACGGTGTCGATGCCCACAACCGCGTGTCGATACTCATCGCGGCTTGCTCCGATGACACCAGCAATTGCACCGCCGAGAGCACGGAATCCCGAGCATGACCGTGTAGCACCACCAGCACTGATCGATCATGACACGAGTTCCGGCGAGCCGCCACCGCCCGGTGAAAACTCCGACGCGAACGCGTTCTCGATGTCGGCGGGCGTGACCGCCCCGGTATCGCTCGACGGTTGATCCGTCGGCGCTGGAGCAGGTTGCGCCCAGAGCGCCGCGAGGGGCGAGTCGGCATATCCGGTTTGCCGGCTCAGGAACGACCGCAATCCTTCCTCGTACTGCCCCGGCTGAATCTTCGCCAGCATTGCGTCGACCTGCGGCCCCCACGCATACGCTTGGTCCGCTGGCGCGCCCGCCGCGCCATAGACCTGCGCCGCCTGCGGCCCGCTCGTGACTTCCTCGAGGTTGACGCCCTCGAAGCCGCCGTAGTGCCCGATCTTGCCGAGGAAGTCCGAGGGCGTGAGGAACATCGACGAATTGCCCGCTGTCCAGTTGGCGAGTTCCGCCGCCTCCGCGTTCATGTTCACGTTGCCAGGGTCCGGGTTGATGGTCGGCGCGCCCCAGAATGACGTCTGCGGCACCGGCATCTGATCCGGCGTGATCCCGCGTGACGCGAGCAGGTCTTGCAACTTGAGCGTGGCGAGGAGAGCACTCGGCGTGGCCTGCAACACGTTCTCATTCGCACCGGGGTAATCGCTGAACGTGACGCCGCCTTGTCGCCGGCCCTGCGCGCCGAGCGGTTCCGCGAGCATCTCTTCGGCCTTGAGCCCGGTGCGCGCGACGGTGAATAACGTTTTGGCCTGATCGGTCGAGAGCGAGTTGTTCACGAATGGCAGCACGAGCGCGCCGAGGTCCAACGCCGCCAAGTCCTCAGGCACTGCGGCCGACATCATCAAGTTAAAGTCGCGCGCCTGATCCCCTGGGACGTTGCTTGTGAGCGCATCGATCAGGATTGCCGTTACGACGCCCGCCGCTGACGAGATGGGCCCCGCTGCGGCGGTTACGCTCTGCCCGGCGATCTCTGCCGGGATCAATCCCGCTTCCGCCGCGCCAACGATGCCAGCGCTCCCAAGACCTTCGGACGCGCTGGCGATCGATTGCGGGTTGCCGGAGCGAATCGCCTGGACGAGATTGAAGATGGCATTGGCCCCGCCGAAGGCCGCGCCGATGTCGTTCCCGAGTTCGCCGGCTGTAAATCCGCCCCCTGTCCCGCTCAGCGGCGCCGCCGTCGCCGTGCCCTCACTGGCGAAGGTGCCTCCGGGCACATCCGGCACATCGGGGAATTGCTGCGGGCGCAAAATCTCCGGCGCCGAGGTCGTAAGCTGGCCCGAGGGCGTCTCGATCGCGCCGGCCGGCACACCAGCGGACCCGAACAGCTTCGATGCGAGGTCGGCCAGCTTGATGCCGCTGCCGAGTGCGACATTCAGGATGCTTGGGTCAAGACTGCCGAGGGTCGGCCCCGCCGGTCCAGCGGTCACCGGCGCCGGTTGTGATCCGGCCTGTACCGGCCCGCCGCCCGAGGGCGCGCCGACCGCCGGCCCGCCGGTGACCGGCAGCGCGGGTTGATTCTTGAACGCCAGCGGCGCCTTGTTCCCGAGGTAGTCGACGACCGTCGTCGGGTCTTGCTCGTCGATGCCGAGAAAATCAGTTTGCGCCATCACTGGTACGCCGTCACCGTGAAGGATCGCTCGAATCGCGGATCAAGCGTCGCCGTTCCGAATTCGATGGGCGCCGCCCCGATGTTCACGGAGCCCTCGAGAATCACCGTCATTACGCCGCCGCCCCACACGAACGGCGTCAGCGTCGAAAATGTGAGCGCCGCGTATGCCGAAGAATCGAAGATATCGAGCGGGTAGACGGCCGAGACGACGGGCGGCGTCGGGCCGGTGCCAGCGCGAAGCTGGAGCGCCCCCGCTGAGGTGCCCGGCGCCTGCTGATGAGCAAACACGGTCACAAGCAGCATCACCTGACTCGACGCGGGCACGGTCGGCGTCTCGTTCGTGATCTGCGTCAAGACCCCGGTCGCGGGCACGATGATGTCGGCGACGTCAATGAATGACGAGATAAACACACCAGAGAGGCCCGGCGCGAGCCGTTGCCACGTGGCCCCGGTGTCGAGAAAGAACGTCCCGCCAGCGTCATCGGTGGCGAAGTAGTAGCGACCGGGGATGCCTGGCGTTGGTCGAGAGCCAAGCGTGCCGACGGTGGCCTCGCGCACATTGATGTAGCTCGTGATCGCGTTCCAGTTGGCATCGAACACCGAGCCGAAGATATTCCCCGACGGCTGGTTGTTGATGACGTTTGGAACGCTCGCGGACCCCGGCATGGCTATTTCTTCTCTTTCTTCTCGTCCCGTGGCGGCAGCGTGGGCGCGGGCGCGGGCGCGGGCGCGGGCGTCTTCAGCTTGGCGAGTTCCGCCTGAGCCTCCTGCAACGCTTTCTGTAGCGCGACGATATTCTGCGCGGCGAGGCGTTCGGCCTGCGCGCGGCCGGCTTCACAGAATTGCAGTTGCGTGGTGGCTTCGAGTTGCTCCTTCGGGGGCGTTTGGGGTTGCGCCGAGACGCTGCCCATGATCGCGCCGAAGATAACGACCCAGATAATCGCTACTCCCCACCACGTCACTGATCCAGCCATTCGTTCCTCCCTGGGTGAGTAAAGAGCATCGGCACAAACGCCACGATGGTATACCAGATCGCCCGGATCATGAACAGACCCATGCGCCGTTGAGGCGCTTGGCGATGGCGCCGGTGCCGGCCACGTTCGTACACGGATTGCTGCCGAGGAGGCAATCTGAGCAATAGAGCATGGTCCCGTTCGTTGGGGCGCCGAGCGAGGCGAGGACGGTGCCAGCGAGATTCATGAATGATCCGGTTCCCCACTTGAGGATCGAGTCCCCGGTGCTGCCACTATTGGACCCGAGGAAGAGCGCCGCGTTGGAGTACGTCCCCCCGTTGAAATTGACGCCTGTCGTGTGCGTACCGAGGACGGAGAACGCGGTAGCGGCCGATGAATCATCCCGGAAACAGGAATCAGTCGTGGAGCCCGCCGTGCAAGCATGTCCGACATTCCAGCCGTTACCCCCTCCGTTAACAACGATGTATCCGGCGCCGTTCGTCTGCCCGCCCGTCGTGTTGGCGACCGCCATCACGCCCGTACAATTGCTGACCCCCCCCGTGTTGTAGCTGCATGACTTGCCGCTGCTGAAATTCTCGGCGTGAACTTCAATCCCGAGAGAGTTCCCTGTGCCTGACCCGCCATAATGGCCGACGATAAACGCTCCCGCCGCCTGACCGTCGCCGGTATGGTTGCCGAACGCGGTCAGGCCGACGACGTCAACGGTATTGCTCAACGTGCCAGGGCTGCCGAGAACGCCCGAGCCCGTCGCTTCGGTGTAAATCCCGACGGTCTGCATCCGTGTCGCGGCCGTGCCGAGAGACACCACTGAAATCCCTGCGTGGCAAGAGTCGTCGATCGCGTTCGTGCCGCATGTATTCCCGGCCACTTGTTCGGTTCTCGACACGCGAATGGTTGATCCGGTCGACGTGAGCGGCGCCCCGCCTGTGCCGCTGGTCGTTTCCCATCGCACGGCCGGGAAATTCGCCGTCGAGAATCCGGTGGCTACCGTGCGATCCCCGACGAGATCGGTCAATGATTGATGCGTAATCGCGACCGGCGTCAGCGTGAATCCACCCGTCGTGGTCGTCGTGACCGGGCTCCCGCCGAACGATCCCGCATTATTGAACTGAACTTGCGTGTTGCTACCACCAGGAGGCCCGCCACCCCCGACGGGCGTGCCGTTGACATACAATCCCGTCGCGTTCAACGTGCCCGGCCCTTTGTTCCCTCCTGGCGCGGCCCCGGCGACCATCGAGCCGTCGAGGTTCAAGACGAACGAGTCCGCTGCCGTCGTGAGATGGTTATCAGCGGACTGCGTCACGCGCAGCGCCACGCGCGATGAGAGCGACGAGGCATTGGTGTGTGGGAAGACGCGAATGCCTTCCGCGCTGCCGCCGGTCGTGCCGACGCCGACGCCCATCACGAGCCCGTTGGTGTCGTTGAACGCATTCAGGCCGGTCGTGTTCCCTTCGTTGAAGAGTTGGAGCGCAAAGCCGTACTCGCGCGAGACGGCATCCGCGAGCGCCGGGATGCCGCCAGGGATACTCGTCACGAGGCGCGAGAATTGCGCGGCCGTCCCATTCCCCCACTCGTCGACCGCGAGGCCGACATTGAACCCTGGGTTGGCGGGATTCGCCTTGTTACTGAAGTGCGCCACGTACAGCGCGGGGTTATTCTGGAATTGCTCAACGATAATCGTTCCCGTGGCTGGAGAGGCCGGAGACCCACTCATGGTGTACGTGAACGTGTTCGCGCCCGTCACCGTCACGAGCTGAAGCCCGTTATAGGTCGCCTGATTCGCGCCTGAGACGACGACGTACTCATTGGAGACGAGATTATGCGGGGACGGTGTGGTGACAGTGGCCGTGGTGCCAGAGGCCGTCAACCCGCCCGCTCCGAGTGTTTGCGGTGTGACGCCGTTCACCGACTCAATCAGCCAGCCGACCTTCTGGGCCTGGTTGACGCCGTTCAGGATCATCTCTGCGTATGGGAAGAAGGACTGCCCACTGATCCTCGACGTGAGACTCTCGGTCACCTTGAGGCGGAAGCCGTGAAGCGAACTCTCGTCGGTCGAGAGCGAGAGCGCTGTCAGATCGCCGTTGAGTTGCAGCGTCGTGACCGGCCCATTCGTGCCGATCCCGAGGCGTTTGTTGGTATTGTCCCAGAAGAGCGCGTTGTCGCCGCCAAAGCTGCCCGTGCTATTGAATTGCACGTTGCCGCTGACGCCGCCCGGAGTTCCCCCGCTGCCAGGACACGCCGAGATGCTGAGCACCCCTGACCCGTTGCTTTGCCAACACCCGGCGGCATCCGTGGGCGGCAAGACCCACATCAGATTCCCCGCCAGGCTATCCGATGCCTTGAAGCCGGCGTAGTTGGTGCCGTTGGCGACGAGTTCGAGGAGTCGCAACTCCCCCGTATTCCCCGCCGCCGCGCCAAACGGCTGAATCCTGATGCCGGGATTGCTCGCGGTCGAGAGCGTGGCGACAGTCGGGTTATTGGTGAAGACCGGCGAAGCGCCAGCGGTCGCCGCCACGAGCACGGAATTATCCGCGACCGCGGAGGCCGTCGCTTGAAGCGCGTTCGTCCCATTCCCGAAGAGCACGCCATTGAGCGTCGCCGTCGCATTCCCGGTCCCGCCGCGTGGCACCGAGAGCGTCGATTGCCAGCCGAGCGTATGCACGTTGGCCGCGCTCGTGATGGTCACGTTGGTGTCGTTGGCGAAGTTCTGCGTGGCCCCGCTCTGCCCGTTCAATTGCACAATGCCGGAGGCCGTCGTGGCGTTGAGCGCGATCCACGAGGCGCCGGTATCGAGGCGCAGCGTCGAGTCATCCGAGACGACGAGCAACCGTCCCTTCTGTCCGGCTGGCGGGAGCGATGCCAGCGCGACCGGCCCGAGGATGACGCCCGCGTTCAGCCAGTTATTGATGGCGGTGCCGCTGCTGCCGTTGATGGTCGCGGATTGATAGATGCCCCAGTTCGGTTTGCCCCTGATGTCGATGGATTTATCGTGGCCGTTGTTGACGTCCTGATATGTCGACCCGGTCGCGGAGATCGAATTCAGAGCGAAGACAATCCCGCGATTGAAGATGCCCGAGGCTTCATCTACCACAATCGCGCCCGTCTTGCGGAAGTTCGAGGCGCCGCTAATGCTGAGGTTGTAGGCGACCGGCGGCACGAGCCCAGCGGCCCCGTCCGCGTCGCCCCGGTGGGCGTTGAGGTTATTGAAGTCCAATTCGATCGCTTGCGCGTTGTAACTCCCCGAGCCGGCGTTGATCTGGAGCAGGGGATTCATCGCCCAGACGTCGCCGGTCCCGCCAGTTTTCACAACGCCGATATACTGCCCGACGGTGTCCGCGCTGCCCTGCGTGGCGTTCAAGCCGAGATTCCAGAGGAACTGAGGCGTGGCCGTGTTGATGGTCGTGTCAACGAAGGACAATCCGGTTTTGATCGAGAACGCCCCGCCAGTGGTCACGGCATTGATACCGAAATTCGACGCGACCTTCGCGCCCGGAATGGCGCCAAGTGTCGTCGGCCCGAGCCACACCGGGAGCAGCGTCGCGGCACCGGCCCCGGTCAGTGTGCCGCCCCCGCCGCCCCCGCCAGAGATCACGACCCATGCGCTGCCCGACCAATACGCGAGGTCTTTCGCCGTCGGATCCCAGCACACGGTCTGCAGCGGCACCGGAGAGAGAATCGCTGTCGGGCAGGTCGTGCCGACCGGCGCCATCACGTAGCCGGATTGAGAGAACTGCGCGTGGACCGGCCCCGCAAGGAACAACGCGAGGATGAGCGCGATGAACAATCTCACGGTGTGCTCCATTCGCGCGTGGGTTCGATTTCCCACCCGAACATCTGCACGCGATACGGCGGGTCCGTGCCCTGGAGCGTGAAGCCGAGATAATGCCCGAACTGATTCGAGTACCCGCGCCCGAGCACGAGTCCCGTGGAGACCAGCGTAAGCGGTTGACCGCCGCCGTTCACGAGATTCAATGGCTGCGTCAGGAAGTTCACGATCTGCAGTTGGTTGGAGAGTTGGAGTGACACAAGTTCGCTGCCCCCACTCTCAGAATCCGCGTAGAGCAACGGCGCCACCGGGAAATTCGCCTGCAATTCCAGCGCGACCTTCGTCACGGATTTCTCCTGCGTCGAGCGGTCGAAGGGCGAGAGCCGCGTCTGAATCTTGTACGTCACGGGCGTCGACGGATCACCACCGAAGAGGCGGTAGATCAGCGTGCCGTCCGTCCCCCACGCTTGCGCGACACCATTGACCACGAGCGAGGTGATCCACTTCAGCGGTAGCGTCGTATCCTGCACGGCCTGGAACCAGCGGCCCTCGCTGAAGCCGAGGAGCATGGTGAGCGGGCCGGCCCCGGATGCGGCGTTGGTGCCGGTGTAGGTCACCGCGAAGATGAGCGCGAGGAGGTTTTGCACGACCGCGACGGCCGCGCTGATCGTGTTCACGATGGAGAGCGAATTGAACAACCCGTCGAGCTTCCCTGAGAGTTTCTGCGGCGTCACGCCCGAGAGCGCGTAGGCACCGAACGGCGCGAGAAACGCCAGCGCACGCAGATAGCCCACAACACTCTGCGCGGCGTTGGTGCCAAGATTCGTCACGATGTTCGTGATGCTGAACGTGGTCGCCACGTTCGGCGGCACGCCCGACGCTTGCACGTTGGCCAGCGCATCGATGCTCGATTGTCCGATGATCCACAATTCCTCGAGCGCGGAGACGAGCGCCACGACGTTCCCGTCGAAGGCTTCATCAGTGATGACCACGCTCCCGGCGCCATTGCCCGCCGTGAAATCGTTGTAGGTCGTCGGCGCGGTGTACTGAATCGTGCGCCCGAGCGCGATCCACGCGCGCCCCTCGAAGACCGCGATGGCATCCCCCTTCACCGTGGCATCGATCGTGGTGAACGTCGCCCCATCCCACGTGAAATACCCGGTGTTGTGGTCCACGATCAGAATCCGCGAGGATTGCCACGAGGTCAGATGCGTCTGAATGCCGCCCGTCACCGTGCCCGGCGGCGCGATGAGCGTTGCGGCGCCGCTCGGCGTGATCTGCGCGATGCCGCCGTCGGCGTTCACCGAGTAGAGAAACGGGTCGCCGTTGATCGTGAAGCCCCAGAGCGTGGTGATGCCCGTTCCGATGCTCGCCACGGCGACGCCAGGCGCCGGAAGAATCTGAATCGCGCCGTTGCCCACGATGATCGCGTTCTCGAGCCACGCGAGTTCGTCGTCGTCGATGGTCGGACGCGCGTCGGTGAGGTTGAGTGCCTTCCATTTCCGCCACTCGACGGTCTTGGCCTTCGCTTGCGCGACCCTTCGGCCCTGCATCGGCGCTTGTGTCGGTGGCATCTAGCGCACCACGACCACGCCGCCCGTGTACGGCGTCGGAATCGTCCCCACGCGCGAATTGTTCGCCACGAGGAGCTTGTCCTTGTAGAGTTCGAGGAATTGCGCGGATTCGTCCCACTGCCGCTCGTTCAGTTTCGCCCAATACGCGGCATAGAACACGACGGGATCGGTGTACGGGTACGGCATCGGGTCCACGTCGGTCAGATTCACGAGCGGGAGCGTGTAGACGCAGCAATCCCATTCGGTTTGATATGCCTGCGCCGGCGCCGGGGCGAACACCACCTGATTCGGGCCGTAGCGTGTCCATGCGACGGGGTAAAACTGCAATTGCGGCTTGAACTGGCGCACGTTGGCGTTGAGGTCGGTGAAACTGAACCGCGCCATCACTTGCCGCACGTTCCCGAAGATCAGGTTGATGCCGACCACATCGAACACGTTCGCCTGGCCGGTGTCCGAGAAGCTATAGGTGTCCTTCGCAAACGTCAGCGTGAACGGAATGAGTTGGCGGTTGATCCCGGTCTCGATGTCGCGCTTCTGAATGCCCTTATTGATGTAAACGATCTTGTCTGACGCCGGCCAGTAGCGATCGTTCGGGTCGTGCAGGATGCGCCGCAGATCGTCGAGGTAGCCTTGTAAGGTCGTCGTCTGCCCGCCGATGACGGGCGACACCGGCCCTGGAAACAACTCCGTGTAGAGGATGCCAGAGCCATCGGCCGGCGCCGGAATCGTGAACGTGGCGATGAACTGCGACGGCGTGACGAACGCGGGCGGGAATCCCACGGGAGACCCCCACGAGGCATTCGCCAGCGGAGTGTACGATGCCAGCGACGGAATCACCGGCACCACGACCGAAAATGCGTTTGCGGGTACCGGTGTGGCCCCCACGGGGAGCCCTCCGTGTACTTAGCTCGTTAGATGCTCGCCGGAAACTGAAACCCGGACTGCAAGGTCACAGATTTGGGCTTAACGTTGATGTGCTCCAATACGCAAACCAGCGCGCCCACATAGCCCAATTGCAGATTCGGCAGCGTCGAGGCGAAGCCGGTGAAGGCGAACGCCGCCGCCTCGTGGATGTAGAACGAGTGATAGCGCGTGTTGAACAGGAGCAACTGCCCTTCCGGGCACGTGATGTCCATGAAGATCGGCACGCCCGCGACCATGACGGCGGTGAACGCGGAGCGCGCGCCCTGCGCCGCCTGATCGAAGCTGTTCCCCGGCGTGATCATGTACTGCTCTTGGCCGATGAAATCCTGGGAGAGCAGGAGCCAGCTCTTCGGCCCCATGACGCCCATGTTCGGCATCTCGCCGAAGTTGGCAATCATCGCGCTGATGATGACCTGCATCACGAGCTGGCGCGTCGCGGGCACGGTCGAGAGCGCGGTCGGCACGTTGGCCTGCCACCACGTGTTCGCCACGCGGTCGATGTTGCCGTAGGTGCCCGTGGTCCCGGCGATGAGCGGCCACCCATCGATGTTGATGGTGCCGTTGGTCGCGTTGTTCCACATCTGCGTGTTGACGTAGTCCGCGATCTGGTTGCCGGAGTCGTTCATCTTCGCTTCGATGCGCGGGATCACGGCCGCTGAGAGCTGGAGCAAGCCTTCCATGCCGAGGAAGCCGATCGGGACCACGACGCCTTTGAGGTTGTAGTCGGCCTCGAAGATGCCCTGCTGCTCGAGCGGTTGATTGAATGACCCGGAGAAGTCGACGGCTTGCGCCTGGAGCATCTGCTTGCCCTGCACCGGCACGGTCACCGACGAGATACCGCCGCTCGCCGTCTGCGCGTTGCCGAGACCGGCCGCGAGCGTGGGCGTGGCGTTGTAGAGCTGTACGACCAATTTTGGCACGAACGCGCGACGGGTTATGACTTGCAGTTCCGCACCAATGGCTCCTCCCGGTACGATACCCGTTCCAAGCAGTGGATTAGCCATTGTCTCTTAGTCTCCTACGACTGCAATTGTGTGGTTGATGGTGATCCCGTTGGAGGTGGACCCGCTGGCCCACTGCCAGTTGCACGCAAGCGTGTTGACCTGTCCGGTGACCGTGGTGCCCGAGGGATTGACCGCCGACGTGAGAATCGGCCCCGTCGTGGTCACGCCGCCGTTGACCGACGTCGGCGAGGCGCCGGGAATGTTCAGCAGGCCCTCGATGAGCTCGGCGTTGGCCCCGGTGATGCGGACCCAGAGGTCGAGGATGATCGGCGTCGAGGCGAGGTTCTGCGTCATCTGCGCGGCGTTGAGCATGGTGATGCTCGCGCCCGTGCCGAAGTTGCAGCCCATGTTGATGGTGCCGACGCTGCCCGTCGCCGGATTGGTCGAGATGCTGCCGAGGGAGCGCGTGTGCAGATACTGCCCGCCTTGAATCGAGGGCGCGAAGTTCGCGTAGAAGCGCGGCGGGATCGAGAACGAGAAGAGCGCGGTGCTCGTGGTCGTGTTGACGACGGAGACCGACGCCGCCGAGGTCGCCACGACGCCGCCGATGCCAGGCGATTGTGCGAACGCCGGCATCGCCGCGAGGAGGCCGAGCGCGGTGAGGAGCGCGATCCTGCGGAATGTGCTCACGATCGTCTCCTCCGGCGTCCGTCCTCTTCGGGTTGGTCCTCGATCGCTGGGGCCGGCGGCTCGTCGCGGGTCACGCCCGGATGCACGTAGCCGCAGCCGGGACTGTCCTTCGGCCCCGCGCAGGCTTTCGTCTCGTCCACGCCCTTTTCGGTCCACGCGCCACACTTCGGACACTGGAGCCGATGCGCCCACTTCTGGGCGTTGTACCAGTCCTGCGCGCCCTTCATCCGCGAGACGAGGCGGGCGACCTGGGTATCCGCCGGATTCGGGCCACTCATACGGTCTCCCGCGTCGCGCATCCCACGACGAGGATGCCGAGCAGTGCCATCGAGACGATGTGGAAGGGGAACCAGCCGACGGCGTTCACGGCGATCGCCGCCACGCTGCCGCCCCAGACGGGATCACGGACCATGCGGCGATTCGCCCACGCCCAGCCCGCGAAGAGGATGACGCCGACGAGTCCGGTCTCGCAGAGCCACTGGATATACTCGTTGTGCGCCTCGCGCCAGATTTCCGGGCCTTGCTGACGGTGGAGCACCGGCTGATGTGACCCCCAGCCGCCGACGCCGTACCCAAGCACAATGGCCGACGGTCCCTGCGACACCCAATGCGTGAGCGCTGCCTTCCAGATGGAGAGGCGCGCGTCTTGCGTATCCTTGTGCAGATACCGCGTCGAGGCGTACCCGCCGCCGATGGCCACGAGGAGCAAGCAACCAATTGCCGCGAGTGTCTTGAGCCGCACGATTAGGATGCCCTGCGCCAAGATCGAGTAGCGGGTCAGGATCGCCACGACGAGGCCCGCCGTGACCGCCAGGACCGCCCCGAGGGAGTGGGACAACCAGATGATGCCGCAGAGCACCGGCCACGCCCAGATGGGCGTCAGGGGCGTCACGATGGCGAGGATGCCCATCGTCGCGTTGACACTCCCGAGCGTGCCGAAGGGTTGCAGGTGCGCGTTAAGGTGCCCGCCGACCAGCGGCCCCCACAGAAGGTCATACCCGAGCCACTGCTGAATCACGTAGGCCGCCTGAAACGCCGCGACGCCCACGAGGACGCGCTTCACCCACGGCACCGCTGCCGCTGGCATCTGGCGCACCGCGAGGAGGCAGAGCGCGCCGACCGAGAACATCACGGTATGCGTCGGGTCGAGGCGGGCGCCCTTCCAGAAGAGCGAGAGGCCGACGAACAGCACCGTCGCCCCGAGCCAGACATCGTTCCGGGCCACGAGGGAAGCAATGACGGCAATCGCCACTAGCCAAAACGCCTGCGTCTGCCACGCATCGACGCCGGCAGCGGGTTCATATGTCGGGAGGCCGAGCGCGGGCCACTTGAGCGCGGCCATCGGCCACCACGTCACGAGCGGGGCCAGAATCAACCCGCCCGCGACGATGCGCCAGGAGTGCGAGCTAGTCACCGATGTTCGCCACGCCCGAGAAGACCGTGATCGAGTTGCCGGTGTTCGCGCTGGCCCATTGCCAGTTGCAAGAGAGCGTCTGCGAGAGGCCGAGCGACGTCGAGCCGACGACCGAGGTGCCGGAGTCCACGCCGCCGTTGGTGGCCGTGACCGAGGACCAGCGAACGTCGAAGTATTCCGTGCGCGAGGCATCCCCCGGATTCAGCGGGGACACGCGCACGTCGAGGAGCCACGCGACGTTGGACATGTTGTTCGGCACCGCCGCCGCGTTGAAGAACGCCGCTGACGCGGTCGAGCCGCCGAAATTGCACGACGCATTGACGGTGCCTTGCTGCCCGACGCCCGCCGTCGTGCTGATCTGCCCCATGAGACGCAGATGCACGGGGGCGGCGCCTGGCTGCGTCAAGGACGCCGGGATTTGCTGGGAAAAGAGCGCCGTTGGCGTGGTCGAGTTGGTGATCGTGATCGACGCGGGGGCGTTGATGAACACGCCGCCCGGACCCACGATGTTCTGACCAGAGGCCGGAAGCGAAAGCGCCGCCAGCAGGGCGACAGCCGCAAACGAAGACAGCCAGCGACGCATGGGCGCCTCCTAGGCCGCGCCCCACTTCGCCATGGCGGCGTTGCGGTCGCGGGCAAAATCGTGAATGATCTCTTCGGCGTGTCGCCGGGTCACCTGATCGAGGGCGGCCGGATTGCCGACGCCTGGCGCGAGCCACTTGAAGTCGTCGCCGCCCGCGCTGTTGACGCCAGGAATCTCCATCTTGGAATAGCCGTAGTTCCCATCGGTGCGGGACGCCACGGCTTGCTCTGAGCGGTAAATCTGCGCGGCGCGTCGGTGCGAGCCGACGGGCTCGTCGGGATTCTCCATGATCGCTTCGACGGCGGCGATCTCGTCCTCGCGGATACGGAGCACCGGATCGGCCATGATTTCGCGGCGCGCGCGCTCTCGCGCTTCGCGCATCTCGATGGTCGCTTGCCGCGTGCGCGTGTCCTCGTTCAGCTTGCGGGCTTCCTCGAGCGCGGGCTCCACCAGCTCCTTCGCCGCTGCGCGGGCCGCATGGCGCGGGAGCAGGTTCGTTGCGTGATCCGGGAACTTCTTGGCAACGGCCTCTTCCATCAGGCCGCGCGTTTCGGGATCGTTCCAGAGCGCTTCCGAGAGCCTGACGCGCGCGTCGACTTCGTCCTGTCTCGCCATGCGCGGCTAATCCTCGTTCTTGTGCGTGGTGTTCTTCACGTTGCCCACGCGCGTGGGACGTTTCACGGCCATGTCGTTGCCGCTCGCCCACTTCGACTCGCCGCTGAGTCCGCCCATCTTCTGGTAGCGGACGGAGTTCACGACGCGGCCATGCTCCTGCTGCGGGTCCGTGGGTTGCCGTACCGGATAACTTTCGGGTCCGACTAGTCCTGGGATGGTGGTCTCTCCCTATGCCTCGTGGGCATTCAAGCGGCAGCGGGAGGAGCGGCCCCGCCGCCCATCCCCATGCTGCCGAGTTTTGCCTTCAGTGCTTGCGCCAATGCTTGCCCCTGCCCCGCCGAAGGCGTCGAGACCGGCGACACGTTCTGCTCCAGCATCTTGACGTCTTGCCGCTGGAGGTCGCCGCTGGCCCCGCCGAAGGTCTTTCGCAGCGAAACGAGATTCTTCGCCAAGGTCTGACCCTCCGGTGACTGCGTGCCGAGGAGCCCGAGGGCCTTGTCGAGCATGTTCAGCGCAATCGAGACCTGGACCATGCCGCGCATCCGGAGGCCCGAGGAATCCGGCGCAACGGTCGCCGGCCCGGTCGGGCCAGGAGGCGCAGGCGCGCCGCCAGCGGCCGGCGGTCCCGGCGCGGCAGCGGGTGTCGGTGCGGCGGTCATGTCAGCCATCAGCGTCGCCTCGATTTGCGGGCCGAGCGCACGCCGCGACGCGCGCGAGCCTTGTACAGGTTCTTTCGCGCGGCACGGCTATGCGCCCGACTCAGTTTCACTTCCGGCGGCTCCGTCGTTTGTACCGGAACCGCACGGGACTACCGGCGCCGACGGTGCCGACGACGACCACGGACGATCTCCTTGTCCATGACGATCTTCCTTCCTGCCCTGTGTTGTCGCCCTCGCGGGCGGGGCTAGTTGGATTGATGCTTTGACCGCGCAATGTATACCCACCACCAGCCGTGGCGTCTTGACTTGTTGCGATTCAATCTGTAGGGTATGGGGCGATGCCGCTGATAATCACGATGACGCCTGATCTGCCGGGCTCTGGCCCACTCATTGAGTGCCGCTGTGGCTGCGGCGGGAAGTTCCGCCAATTCGATGAGTGGGGCCGGGAGCGGCAGTGGCTCCGGGGCCACTACCTCAAGTTTCTCCAGCGCAAACTCGCCGAGGCGACGCGGGATCAGAGGGGGACGGAATGAGCGCGCTGACGGACATGGTGCAGCGGATCGACCGCGAACAGGCGCGCTTCGGCTTCCGGCCCGAAAAGATCGAGGTGGACCACGAAGAGTGGTGGCGCGTCAAGTGCGCCATCGAGCGACTCGCGCTGACTCCGTTTCAGCGCGGCGATACGATCTTCGTCGTCGGCGTGGCCATCGTGGACAAGGGATGAGAGAGCGCCCGAAGCGCTTCGTTGATTTGGCGGTGCCGAGATGTCCCTACTGCCAGCATCCGCTGAGCGACTGCAATTACGGCAACTGCCTGACGTGCCTGATTCTCGGCTACCGCGACTCGCCGTGCCACCTCACGAAGCCGCTGCGCCCCCCTATTTGGACTTTTTCTCTGCCTTCATTTTCTGTATCTCAAGCAGTTCCGCTGCCCGCTTCGCCTTCGCCTCGTCCAGCTCGCGCGCCTTCTTCCTGAGTTTCACGTCCGTCATCGGCAGGTCGAGGTAGGTCAAGAAATCTTCGGAGTCGATCGCGCCAGCTTCCTTCGCTAGCTTCGCTTTCGCTTCCGTCTGCTGGCGGTAGAGCGGCGACGCGGAGTGTGCCCACACGCGCACGCGAAAATCCGACGGCATTTGCGAGAGCAAGAAATCGTGCTCCTCGCCCTTTTCCACTTTCTGCAACGTGTCGTCCATCGTGCGCCGCCGCAGCTTGAGCATCTGCGTCGAGACGGCCTCGATGAAGTCCTCGACGCGGATGGCGTGTTTCAGCGCCGGACCCGCCGTGAGCAAGGCTTGCGAGATGATCTGATCGCTCGACCGCCCCATGCTCGCCTCGCCCGCCGCCGCGCGAATCTTCGGCATCCCGCCTTGCCGCGAGAAGTTCATTTCGATGCGGTCGAGGATGCCGAATTCATCCGCGATGGGCGATGGCGGAAACGCTTCGGCCTTGAACATCGGATTTTGCGAGGCTAGCGTCCCACCCTTCACGCGGAAGACCTTCGCCTGCTCGTCGGTGATCCCCGCCGACCCGTTGATAATCAGCGGCGGGTCGATTTGCTTCCCTTGCCGTTCATCGAGCTCATCCATCTTCTGGATGTACCACTCCTGCTGCTTGATGAGGTATTGCAGCGGCGTGATGCCCCACGCATACCCCGCCCACGGCATCAGCGTCAGATTGTGGAACGGATGCTCACCGGGAACCAAGGGATTCGGGGGGTCCCAGATGATCTCTTCCGTCGCTGGCATGTGCTGCACGACGCGATAGTCGCCGGCCTTGTCATCCCAAATCCACAACTCGTTCAGCATGAGCATCGGCGCGGAGACTTCGGGGATCGCCAGCGCGGAGTTGGCCAACATCTGCACGGCGCCATTCATGTTCGGATCGAACTGGCTGAGGATGATGATGCCCTGCACGGTGGACGGCAAGCCCTGGTTCGACGCGCCGCCGTACCCTGGCGAGCTGTGCGACTCGGCCATCTCGATCAGCCGCGCTCGATCCGGGTGATGCGCGACCATACGGGCGAAGCGCGCCGTGTCGATCAGGTAGGTGTGGCAGATGGCCTCTTGCTCGGACCAATCCTCGAGCGCCTCGTTCCACAAGCCGATGTCAGCGGGCTCAGGGACGGGCTCGATCGTGGGCTCGCCGGCCGACACGATGACCTTGCCGACGGCGGTGTCGAAGATATGCGCCATCTGCACGATCAGGTCGGCGTTCGCGCTGGCCTTGGTGTCGTGCCACATGCGGTGCATCTCTTCGGCGGCGGCATCGGCTTCAGCCGTCCACGATTCGCCATAGTGCGGCGGGAAGGCAATCCCGAAGCGCGGCGACTCCGGGGAGTAGACATAGGACGAGGCTTCCTGGACCCACTCGATGAGTTTGTTGTAGCGGGCGAGCGCGCCCGTGGTGGACCCGGAGAGCGCGGCAAGACGAAGCTGTTGGTTGCGCGCCTTGCGGCGCTCTTGCGAGACCTGGCACTGTCGAATCACGTTGCGAAAAAGGCCGAAGCGCTCCGTGCCGTTGGACGGGATAATCATTGCTTCGCCACCTCCGCGCTCGTGGGGCGCCCTGCCTTGTCCCGCGACGTGACCTTGATGGCGTAATCGGTGTCGCGCTTCAGGGTGTGCGGGTTCGGCTGCGGGCGCTGACCGTGCTCCGCGCGCAGCGGGGCGAGGCCGGGGCGCATGAGACCCTCCCCCTTGCCCATCTGGTAGGAGACGACGGGGCGTCCGCCGTTCATCCCGGCGAGCGTGCCCGCGAGCTGGCTGATCGGCACCGCGAAGGATGGCCCGGCGTAGATGTTCCCTGGTTCCTTCTTCTGGGCGTTGCGGGCCGAGTCGCGGCGGGCGTTGTGGGCGTCGAGTTCGGCGCCCACGGCGTTTTCGAAGGTCTTGCGCGTGACCACCTGAGTTTCGACGGCCCCGCGCCCGATGTTGACGGCGTTGTAGAGCCGCTGAATGCGCCGGGAGCCGCAGCGGGGACACATCACGGAACCGACCGGGAGGTCATAGACCGGAGACTCGCCGTCTGCCGTTCGGCACTTCTTCCCAAGGCAAACATGGTCCGCGTGCGGCCCCATTGAACGGGCATGGTAGCACACCCACCCGAAAATAAATCTTGACACCATCACCACCACCATGAGACCCTGCGGCCATGATGAAAACCCAGACGATCCCGAAACAGCGGACGTGCCCGAAGTGCGGAGCGACGTGGAAGCCGAGGACGGTGAATCCGATCAAGTGCCCTCGATGCTGGCACCACGTTGTGATCGTTACGCGGCAGGACTAACCCAAGAGGAGGAGACGATGGCGACTTCCCATGTGACCGCCGTAACCCGACGCGCCGGCCGTCGCATCAATGACGCGCCCGGCGAGCGGCACAACCTCTGCGGCGCCGAACTCACCGACCGCGACATCCTCGTGGCTGACGCGCGCCGCATGAGCGCCGCAGAGTGCGAGACGTGGCACGTCTGCCGCGCGTGCTTGGCGAGGCTCCGCTGATGCCTCGACCCGTGCATTACGTCTCGCACAGCAGCACGCTCTTCTTCGAGTGCTACCGCGCCGAGGTCCGCGCGTGGGTGCCCGAGGGATGGCAGCAGGGCGGAGTCCACGGCAGCGCGCCGAGCCGCACGACCAACGTCGAGAACGTGACGTGCCACACGTGTCTGGCCGGGCTCGAGCGCCTCATCGCGTCAAAGCGAGGGCACTCGGAGTGAACCTCAACCATCAGGAGGCGACGATGGCGACGACGACTGACACGACGACGGTGCAAGGCAAGAAGTTCGTGGACGTGCCCGTGGATCAGATCACAAGCATCGACTCCAGCGAGTACTGCTGGGAGATGACGATCGGCATGCGGCCCGGCGAGTTCGCCACCATGCCTGCCGCGATGGTCATCTACAAGACCGGCATCGACCGCGCCGGCCACAACGAGTACGGGTACGCGTACGTCCCGACGCGCGCCCTCGCGCCGATCCTGTTCCCCGACGAGGACTGAGATGACGCACACACCGGGACCGTGGATTGCAGTACATAAGGATGATTCGTCACAAGTTCTCACCGCCGATAGCATTTTCAGAGTTGCCAAGTGCTTGGGAGAGCAATCTAAGCGCATGTCCAACGCCCGCCTGATCGCGGCGGCACCGACGATGCTGGCATTACTCGCAACACTATGCGACGAGGCCGATTTAGTCGTGCAAGACGCCAGTCGAGCAATATACGCCGACGGGACTGGGGCCGAATGGATGCACGCGGCTGCCCTAGAGGACCGCATCACTGATGCCCGCGCCATCCTGCGCGAGATCGAGGAGGGGTAGGTGGGCGCCGCCATTGTTGTGCCCGTGCCCGTAGACGTGATGAACCATCTCGTCTGGATGGCGCGCGTCGAGTTGTCGGCGCGCAAGCAGGGCCTGCCGCGATTCAAGAGCATCCCAGAATCCGCGCTGCGGTTGGCCGTGGACACCTACGAGGCCGCGCTGAAGATCGCTGAGTGCCCCGCTGTGACGCGCGCGATCAACGACGAGAGGTTGCGCTAATGGACGCGCTCCCGATGCTGGCTCGGTGCATGAAGCTCCAGAATCAGAAGGCGTGGATCGAGTTCGCGGTGGCGGCGGCACCCTCGACGCGGACGCACCGAAGAGAGGAATGCGGCTCGCTCTCGCTAGCGTTTCGCAACGACGCCGAGTACGCCCCCAATCTCATTCTCTGGACGGGAAGCGAGCATCGCCTCGTGCTCTGTGTCAAGGCGGATGACTTGCCGGAGGTATGTCAGTGAATTATACCCGGATGGAGGGACTCGTTCAGTACGATGCGCGCGTGATTGATGGCCCAATCGCTATCCGCCTCGTGGATGCGAAGTTCTGCCTCTCGTGCGATGAGGACGAGGCGGCCGGCGGCACGATCTACATCGGGTCCAAGACCTGCCCGCGCTGCGGCTCCAAGAGCTTCTGGATGATCGCGCGCTGGCTGAACCGGATCAATGGAGGGAAGAAGAAGAAATGAAAGCGATCGACGTGGCGAGGTTCGCGGCGTTCCTGATGGCCGTCGCCTCGTGGGGCGTGGTCGCCCTGCTCGTGGTGACGCGATGACGCTGCGGGTCTCCGAGAAGGACGCGACGATTCTGCGGCAGGCCATGCGGCACTGGATGAAAAAGCACGCGCTGCCGAGCCATCAGCCGAGGCGGATCATTCACGCGCTCTCGCACGCGCTGCGGGAGTGCCGATGCGGGGGGAAAGAGTGATCGAGATTGGTTCTTCGGAAGCCGCCGTCATCATGGGCGTGAGCCCCCACTCGACGCCGTTCCAGCTCTGGGCGCGCCGCGTCGGACTCATCAAGGATGAGACGGTGGAGACAGAAATAATGTCTTGGGGCACTGCGTTGCAGGATGCGGTGCTCGATAAGTTCGTCGATGATCCGAGTCAAATCTACTTCACGCAACAGGTCTATCGACGCGCTCCGTTCCGGGCCACGCTCGACGGCGAATGGACCACGGGCGAGGGCGCGCATCACTTCGCTGAGATCAAATGCGTCATCGGGCATCCTCCCACGTCACCAAGAGTCGAGTGGGTCGTGCAGTGTCTCCACCAACGCGTAGCCGTGAACGCCCCGGAGACAGTGTGTCATCTAGTCTGCTACGGGAATCTGCACATGGAATCGTGGCTGATCCCGCATCACCAAGCGGCGATGGATCGCATCCTACGCGAGGAGGAGCGATTCCTCGAGATGATCGAGAAGCAAACCCCGCCGCCCGTGCGCGCCGCCGACGCCTCGATTCTCCACAAGGCGTGGCCGTTCACGCGGAAGGAGCTGGTGAAGCTCGACGCGGCGGTGTCCGAAGCGGCGCGGGAGTGGGAGCGGTGGAGCCAGGCGGCAGCGGAGGCCCAGAAAACCGCCGACGGCTTCAGGGCCACGATTCAGGCCGCAATGGGCGAGGTCGAGGAAGCCATCACGACCGACAGCGTGCGGTACTCGTGGAAACAATACGAGCGCAAGGCGTACGAGGTCAAGGCGGCGACCTATCGCCAATTTAAGCGCATGGGAGGGAAAGGATGAGCCTCCGTATCCGGTTCGTGCTCTGGGTAGCCTCGTTTTGGCTCCTGCTGGCCCTGGTGGCTCTTCAGGTGCGGCCGTGAAGAGCGTCGTGGGGTACCTCTGGACGCTCTTCCTGATCGTGGCGTGGATATGGTGGTGGGCGCGATGAGCACCTACAGCGACGCCGAGATTGCGCTGTTGAAAGAGTACGGCATCAGCATAGATGAGAGCGCCGAATTAGAGAGTCTCCGCAAAGACGTTCAACGGTGGAAAGACCACTGTGTGACTGGAGAGGCTGAGGTACAGCGCCTGCGCGAGGAGAACGCGCGGCTGCGTCTTGAAATGGAATTCGCGTGGAACATCATCTCAAACGCTGACTGGACCAAAGAGGGCGACGAGTGGCGTCGGGCCGCAACCGGGTGGAGAGACCGATACTTTGCCCTCGCCGAGGCCCGCCAGCGATGAGCCCATTTATCGACAATCTCGATCAGTTTGACGCGATGGCTCTGCGCTCTGAGAACGCTCGCCTGCGCGAGGAGGTAGCGCGGCTGTTCGATGAAATGGAATTAGCGTGGGGGATCATCGCCAATGCTGGCGGCAACGGCGACTGGTCGAAGGAGAGCAAGGAATGGCAAGGCGCCGCTCAACGGTGGCGCGATAGGTATTTTGCTCTCACCGCGGCCCGCCAGCGATGAGCGAGAAGCATCCGTGGTATGGCCCGTGTGATGCGTTCGGACCCAACGGGGAATGCTCGGAATGTATGGCCGCTTACTTTGGTGGACATACCGAGGAATGGGAAAAATGGTTAGCCTCAGACACGCGATGACCACCCCGACGTGGCTGGGGGAGTGGTATCAGGAAGATTGGGACGAGTTATCCAAGGACCGCTCGATTGACTGGCGCAAGGATGCACTCCTCGCCCTCATCGAGCAGTTGGGGGAGGCGCTCCAAGAGTTATCCGTTCACCTTGAGTGCGAATGCGACATTGGAAATTCGTCCTGCGCACACTACGTCGCGGGGAGTGCCCTCGCAGCCTACCGGGAGGGGCTGAAGTGATGTGCGAACCTTGCATTTGCGGACACTCGTTTGACGACCACGAGCAGGACGCGATCCTGCACTGGAACTGCGCGGGAGATTTCGGCACGTGCCCGTGCCCGGAGTTCATGGCCCTGGACCCCTGCATCTACACCGGAGGAGACAAATGAACACGGACGACATGAAGACGGCGATTGTGGAGGACATCTTGGAGAACGATGACCGCGACGAGATTCGGCGCGCGGTCGAGGCGTACGTCGACGGAGGCGGCGCATGACCGACAGCGGCGCGCCCACGACCTTAGCCACCAAAGTCGAGACGGTGCGCGGCTGGCTGACCGCGCAGACCCCCGAACTGGCCAAGGTCCTGCCGCAGGGCATGGCGGCGGAACGCTTCGCGCGAATCGCACTGACGCAAGTGCTCCGCAACCCCGCGCTGGCCGAGTGCGATAAGGCGTCGTTCATCTTGGCCATCATGGAGTCGGCGCAACTCGGGCTCGAACCCGACTCGGTCTCTGGCCTGTCCTACCTCGTGCCCTTCAAGGGCAAGGTGACGCTGATCCCTGGCTATCAAGGCCTGATCCAGCTGGCCCACCGGCATCCGAAGGTGAAGGACATTGCCGCCGACGTCATCTGCGAACAGGACTCCTTTTCCCATGCGCAGGGCACCCACCCGCATCTGACCCATGTTCCACCGCTTCAGGGTCCGCGTGGAGCCATCCTAGGAGCCTACGCGGTCGCTCGGCTGCGTGGTGGCGGGTTTACCATGGCCGTAATGTCGAAGGACGAGATCGAAGCGCATCGGACACGATCGCGGGCCGGAGCCTCCGGGCCGTGGTCCACGGACTACCCGGCGATGTGCAAGAAGACGGCTGTGCGCCAACTTTGCAAGTTTATCCCGAAGTCGCCAGCGCTCATGCAAGCGCTCGCGGTAGAATCGGACCCGGAGGAGGAGCGCCCCATCGGGTCGCCCTACGTGCCGCCAGGGAAGAGCGTCGAGGAGATTTGCGACGCTATCGCGGGGACATCGCCAAGTGAGGCCAACGCGCCGGCCTGAGGTACACTCAGGGCCATGCCTAACGATTTCTCAAGCCTCGCCGCTCAACTCCAGGTCGGAGACCCTACGACGCCGGCCTCGAGCATGGAGACGCTCGCCAAGGCATGGTGGAACTGGCGCCTGCAACAAGCCGCCAATGTCGACCCGATGAACCCGCCCATCGGGGCGGGTGCCATCGGCGGCATCGTCAGGAATGCCGCCCCTGCGGAGGCCGGGATCATCGAAACGGCCCTGCGGAGCATGGCCCGTATCCCCGTATCCCCGAAGGCCTTGGAGGTGGCTCAAAGCGCCGCTGAGACCCCAGGGCAGGCCTCCCTGGCCTCGATACTCGGCGGGCCAGACGCCCTCGCCGCCCATCAAGCCGCCGCCGAATTCCCATTAGCCGGCCGGCGCGCTGATGTGCTCCAGAATGCCGCCGACATCCGCCGGCAGTTCAAGGCCCCGTCCAAAATGAAGCCCGACTACTCACGCGGGGAATATCAGGGCACGTGGTACACCGGCGCGTACCCGCAGCTTGAGCAAGACCTCGAGACCCTCCGATGGTCGCTCCCATCGGCTGACCGCCGCCTCGTCGACCTAAGTAAAGACCCGCTCCTGCTCGCCAAGCAGATCGCTGCGACATCGCCCCAGCAACAACCGCTCGACAACGTGCGGCTCGCGCTGAAGGCGTACACCGAATTTCTCAAGAGCGGCCGCGATCCGAACTACATCTATCGCGGCGGCGCGGTGAAAGAGGGTGGCGGCGGATGGGGGCCAGGGCATAGCGGGAACCTGCAGGCAGCGCTGCGTGGCGACCCACTCTCTGGCCTCAAGGTCTCGAACTATCTGCTCGACATTCTTGGATCAGAGCAAGCCCCGCCCGTCGACCGCTGGATGGTCAACATTCTGCTCGGCAAGCCGACGGCCAAGGCCGGCGTCAGCGACACCGAGTATCAGGTCGCCGCCGACCGCATCAAGGAACTCGCGGCGGCATTCGGCACGACACCAGTACGCGCTCAAGCCGCGATGTGGACCGGCGCGAAATTGCTCCGCGACGAGCGCATCACCTCGTTGCTTGACAAGAATCTGACGCGCGAGCAAGCGGTGCCAGCGCTGCGCGAGGTGATCCACGCGAAGATGCAGGAACTCGCGCAAAAGGTCTCGTTCGACCCGAAGATCATCACGCCGAGTGTGGCCCTAGGGGCGATCATGCTCGACTTGGCGAAGGAAGAACAGAAGGCTACACCCGGAGGCTCGTGAGTCGTGGCGGACAAAACCTGGAAGCAGTTCGAGCGAGAGTGCGCGGACTACGTACGCGGTGACCGGTACTGGTCAAACAGCGGAAAAGCGGTGGACGTGGAGGGGCCGACGCATATCGGCCAATGCAAGCTCGTGAAGCGCATGAGTCTGGAGGAGTTGACGACGCTGGTCGAGGAACTCGATCAGCTTGGGCATGAAGGGACGCATCCGAAGCGCGGCGTGGTGTTCGTCAAACTCAAGCGCGGGAAGGGGCGCCAAAGCGTGACGCTGGCGGTGATGCCAGCGGATTCGTGGGCGACGTTGTACAATAGCTAGATCATGCGATGCGGTTCCACGGTGAGGCGGTATCGGCGGGTGGCAAGCGTGGGGCACACTCACGGAAGCGGTGGGCGCCTTGTTCACGCGACTTGGGTAGGGAAATGCTTCGGCCTGATGTCTCGGCAAGCGCCGAGGGCGCGGAGCGGGGGCCGATAGCGACAAGGTGGAGACCGAGATCACCGTCATCGCCATGAGACTCGACGTCGCCGCGTTCGCCGACTTCGCCTCGCGCCTGGAGATTCCATCGCGGGATGCCGGCCTCGTGCCCTTCCGATTCTGGAACACGCAGCGCGAGATGGTCAGTCAGATCGCGGCCGGCCTCGAGCGCGGCATTCACGAGTTCGTCGTGCTGAAGGGTGGGCGTCAGATCGGCGGGACCACGACGATGGACGCGCTCACGCTATGGTGGCACAACGCGATGCCAGGGACGCAAGGCATGTGCGTCACCGACGACGACTCCAACGCGGAGTATCGACGCGACATCCACCTCGAAATGCTCGCCTCGCTCCCGACCGGGTACCGCTTCCCGACGCCGGTCTCGAATCGCGGCATCATGCGCTTTACCAACGGCTCGCGGTTGAGCTACAAAGCCGCCGGCAAGCGCTCCACGTCACAACTCGGTCGGTCTCGAGGCGTCAACTTCCTGCACGCCGACGAGGTTGGCGCGTGGCCGGATATTCGCGCCGTCGGCGCGCTGAAAGCCTCGCTCTCGAAACGGCACGCGCAACGCTGCTACGTGTGGAATTCGACCGCGCAGGGCGTCGACACGCCGTTTCACGAGATGTGGCAGACGGCCGAACACGTGCCGACGCAGCGGCAAATCTTCCTCGCGTGGTGGATGCACGAATTTTATCGATTGGAGGTTCCTGATAAATCTGCTGCATCGTTGACCCGCGAGCTATGGAAGATGTACGCTCTGCCGGAACGGAGCACGGACGAAGCCTTTTGGATACGCGAGGTCAAGCGACGCTACAAGCACGAGATTACGCCGGCCCAGCTCGGCTGGTATCGTCACACGCTCGACGCCGAGATGCACGGCGACGAGACGCTGATGGCACAAGAGTATGCGTGCCTGCCAGAGGAAGCGTTCCAGAGCTTCGGCCAGAAGGTCTTCTCGACCGACACCATTCGGAGGCTACGCGGTGAAGACAAGCCGTCGCCCACCTTCTACCGCTACGCGTGGGGAAAAACCCTCGACCCTGGCGACGGCGGCACCGAAGTCAAAGCGTGTCACCCGGACGATGCCGCACTCACCGTCTGGGACGAGCCGACGAAAGATGGAGTCTATGTGGTGTCGGGTCATCCTGGTTGGTCCTCCGACCCTAACGCCGAAGAGTTCATCGCCCAAGTCTACCGAGCGTGGCCGGACCGATTGGTCCAAGTCGCGGAATATTCAGGCGATTGCGCGATGTATCAATTCGCGTGGTGTCTGCTACACTTGGCCGGTGCGTATCGAACAGCTCTCCCGGTCTATTTCATCATGGAGATTGGTGGCACTGGGTACCGTGTCCTCGAAGAAATCGATCTCATCGGCAAGTACGGGTTCGGCGTCTCGGTCGCATCGAACATCTCGACCCGGCAGCGACTCCACGACTTCATCGGCTCCGTCTCCCACTATTTCTACAGAAAACCTGACGTCCTCTCTCGCTCAACCAACACCATTTCCTGGAGGACGCAGCCAAACACACGTCCTTGGATCATCCACGGCCTTCGAGACGCCATCGAGCGAGGGATGCTGAGCATTCGCAGCGAGAAGATGATTGACGAGTTGGCCGCGCTCCGTCGGGGTGAAGATGGCGACAACGATCAGATGGCCGGCGGATCGGCGACGAGCGACGCGCGCGTGATTACCGGCGCGATGGCCGTTGAGTGCTGGCTCCACTCCGCGATGCCGGAACTGGTGTCCTACGTGCCGCGCAAGGAACCGCAGCGCGGGGCGCCGATGAACGTGCTCGACGCCACGATTCAGAACTACCTCGGCGGGATTCTCAACGGCGGCAGGCGGTGACACGCCTCAGAGTGTCCTATGCTCGCCTGCAATTCGACGTTCACCAAGTGGAGGCAGAGATGAAGCGCAAGGGGTCAACGGGCACCGCGACGACGATGAATCAGAAAACGTCTCGATCACTCACGCGAAAAGAATACGAGGCCATCGATGATCTGACAACCACCCTCAGAAAGAAGGCGGCCGCCGAGATGTCGGATTCACCCCGGCGGCCTGTGTCTCCCCCACGACGCGGATCAGCGCGCCAAGAGGAATCCCCTCTGGGGGTATAGTAGCACAGGCGCTTGCTCAAAGCGAGCGCGGGTCCAGCTGATAACCCACCTGGAAGCGAATCCACAGCAGCGCGGCACTCCGCTCTGAAATGAAGCGCAGCGTCTTTGGGCATAGAGCTTGCCCTCTGAGACGGCGCACCGAGTGTGGTGGGGTTCAAGC